ATGGGACTACTCTAGGTGTCAACAGCGTATCAGTCTTAGGAGTTAATTCTAGTAACAGCGCCTCTTCTTCAAGTGGTGCAGCAATCGACCTCTTTACCTTCGATAAGACTGTTTTCAGAGCAGCTAAGATAGTGTGGTCAGTAGAGCTTCTAACCACTGGAGATGCTAGCACAGCACAATTTGAGATGGGTGAAACACTTGTCCAATGGAGAAGCGGGTCCGATGTTCAACTCACGACATATGGTTACATGAGTACAACCACAGACCTAGCGACAATCACAGCCGCAGTAAGCAGCGACAACGTAGTTGTGAAGTATGACCCAGTAGGTTCATCTTCTGAAAACTACAAATTCAGAGCAGTAGCAACACAACTCGTATTATGATGGAAAGTGAAATCATGGTGGTAATTTGTCAGAGAGAGATTTTAAGGTAAAAAAAGGGCTTGTAGTTGTCGAAGGCGTAACGGCAGCTAGCCTCGATATATCGGGGGATGTAGATGTTGATGGTACGTTAGAAGCAGACGCTATGACATTAAATGGAACTGCAATAACTACTACTGCAACTTTATCCACAGGTATATCAAACGGAAATGTACTAGCAGCAAACTCAAATGTAGCTGACAACGATTTCTTGAGAGTAGATGGAACATCGATTGAAGGCAGGACTGCTACTGAAGTTAGGTCAGATTTAGGATTAGCAACCTCTGCAACAACAGACACCACTAACGCCTCCAACATAGGCTCTGGAACATTGGCAGCAGCACGCATGGCAGCAGCTCAGACTGCGATTACATCGATTCACGCAACCGATTTGATTATCGGTGAGGATGCTCAAACCGCCATCGACTTCGGTACAGCAGATGAAATCGACTTCAAAGCAGCTAACGCTGTTCAACTCACTCTTTCAGATGGGGTATTTAGACCTCAAACGGACAACGATGTAGATTTAGGAACATCTTCTCTCAAGTTCAAGAACTCATACTTTGGATTGGTCGATGCCGAGAACTTCAAGGTAAATGGCGGTCAGGGCTCAGACGGTCAAATTCTTACTTCAACGGGCAGCGGTGTTGCTTGGGAGGACGCAGCAGGTGGTGGTGCTTCTGTTCTCAATGATTTAACAGATGTAATCAGCAATATCAGTAACTTCACAGATAGCATTCTCATATCTCCTGATGGAGCAGCCCCACCAACGGGAACATTAAACTCAGCAACAGACAACGTAGGTATAGGAAAGGATGCTTTTGCCGCATTACAGTCGGGTGATTATAACGTCGCCATAGGAAGTAATGCACTAAATGACTTGACTTCTGGTAGTTCTAACGTAGCAATAGGTGGTTATGGTACATTTGAAAAATTAACCACCCAAACAAACAATGTTGGAATAGGAGCAAGTGCAGGTCGTTACATAACTAATGGGGCAGGTAATATAGCAATAGGAAGTAATGCTCTAAGGGCTAACTCTAGTGGTATTGCTTGTTCACAAAATGTTGCTATCGGTCAAGATGCAATGTATGCAGTAAATGGTGTTGCCAATAACAATATTGGGATAGGTCAATACGCTTTAAGAGATGCACTAACAAGTGGTGACGACAATATAGCATTAGGTGAATCATCATTAAGAAATGTATCTACAGGTAGTAAAAACGTTGCTATTGGTAAAGAGGCCGGGGATAACATTTCTAGTGGTTCTAATAACTTAGTTATAGGTCAATTCGATGTTGATACTGCAACAGGTGATGACCAGATTATCATAGGTAGTGGTGATGGTGGGGTCACTTGGATAAAGGGAGATTCAAACGGAATCAAGGCTCTCAAGATTAAGGTAAAGGCGGTAAGCGGTAACACAACACTCACAGATGCTCAGTCCGGCTCATACGTCTACTGGACAGCAGGTACACTGACTCTACCTGCAACAGCAGAGTCGGGTCAGCAATACACAATCATCAACAACACTGGTGGTGCAGTTACACCCGCACTTGGGACATCAAATGCCATCGCTTCGGGATGGACGGCTCACGCTGCCATGGCTGATGAGACTGCTAGGACCTACGTTTCTGTTGCTGCTAACACTTGGATATACATTGGGTGATTGAGATGGCTTCGATAATGGTAGGTGTCGCTGGTGTCGCGCAACAACTGAAAACGGCAAATGCCACTACAGCTGCACCATCGGGTTTGAGAATAATGGATTTTAACCCTGATACTGCTAGTGGTAACACTGATGCCGTTGATATACAAGAACAAGATACGGGTATATCCTCACCATTCAATCATGACGGTAGTAGCTTCAGTAGTGGTGCTT